GTCGAGGGCGGGGTTGGCCAAGGCTGATGCCAGCTCCGGCATTGGGCGCGACAGGGTGATCGTCGCGCCGACATGTCCGATGATAAAGCCGAGCTGCACCCCAAAGCGCAGCACGCCGCCGCGAAACCAACCGTCGGGCTGGGCCGCAGCGCCTGGCACGGTGACAGTCGCGCCTGAAACTGCGGCGACCGTCAGGATTGCGGGATGCTGCGAGATATCGAGCCCACAGCCACGCCCGTAAAGCGCATGGCGACAGATCCGCTGGTACTGTGCCCGTACCCCGGCGCGGCGCAGGGTGGAGAAGATCGACTCGGCGGACAGGATCAGCCGCGCGCCCTCCGCTTCCGCTCCGACGATGCGGCCCTTCCAATGCGCTACGGTCTCGCCCAGCACCTGTTCATGGCCGCGAAAGATTGTCAGCGTCACGGGCGCATTACCGAGCGGCGCCAGGAACCGCGCAGCGAAGGCCTGGGAGAGCGGCAAGGTAATCTCGAGCCGGCCGCGTTCGATATCGCTGCTTTGGATGACATCACCATGGGAGATCGCCGCCGCCTCCCAGACCACATCACCACCCTCGCTGGCCGCGCTGATCCAGTCACTGGCACGGCTGGTGAAGCGCCAGATCTGCTCGCCTTCGATGAACTGGTACAGGTAATAGGGCCGGCCCTCGGCGGTGGAGGCCTCGACTGCTTCATAGGTCATCATGGGCTCAGTTCATTTTAGGGCCGCGTCTAACCCCATCCTACGCCTCCAACAAATCGTAGCGGAACGTCGGTTCGTAACGGCATGCGCAGCTTGGCGCCGCCTATCGTGGCGCTCATTGGCCTGCGCGACTGCGCTTCGATGCATTGGAGGGAATTCTCGTGACGAACGTCATGACAAAGAGCATTGCCGTGTTGATGACGAAGTAGCAAAGCAGGAAGGCAACAATCTCCGTTGAGGGGGTCGATCCGCTCGATAGGACGAGAGCAATCGGAAGGTTCCTGACACCAAACTCGATAAAGCAGGCGCTGCGATCCTCGCGGGGTAACAATCGGCTCACAGCGGCACCTATTCCAAACAACGTGAGGCTGAATGCGGCGGCATAGAAGAGGGTGAGGGACGCAGCCTTCTGGATGACTGGCAGGCTTACGACGATGCAGCTTACCAGGATGACTGCGATCGCAAGAATGCTGAGCACGTCCATGGCGCGACGGAGCCGCGATGCGACAGCGGGAAGAAAATGCGCGCACAGACACCCCGCCAGGATCGGAAGAAGCGCAAATCGCGCCAAATCCCAAGCGACTGACAGCGGATCCAGCCTTGAAGCAACTTTCATGTCAAGGAGTCCGAAGGTATACGCGATTGCCAACACGACGGGCGCTGAGACCGAGACAAGCAAGGTCGTGATCGTCGTCATCACGATAGACAGCGCGAGATTACCGCCAATCAGGTGCGTGAAAGAGTTCGATAGGGTGCCGCCCGGACTGATCGCGATTGCGAGGATCACGAGCGCAATCATGGCGGGTGGTTCAAGAAGCCAGATGAGCCCCAATGCAGCTGTTGGTAGCAGGCTGAATTGGAGGAGGGTGGAGATGAGAAGGCTCCTTGGGTGCTTCAGGACGTCGCGCACCGACCCGACTGTGAGGTTCAGTCCCACTGCGGTCATGAGGATCACAACATTTAAAGGGACCATAATATAGACAAGGAGCCCAACTGTCATCGTACGGACGCCTTGAACACCACTTTTAAAGCTAATTGCACTAAAGCGTCCTCCCGACGCGAGCCCGCGTCGACGGGGCTCCCCGACGGACATTGCACGGGTTGCCCTGCCGCACAACAGAAAGTGTGATCGTCTACTTTCAATCACTGCAGCAAGAATAGCCAGCGGTGCACGGCGCTTCTGAATTCAGCGCAACGTGCCAGTTCTTTCAGATAAAAATTGTCTGATAACCACTAGGTGCACTTCTGGTCACACTGCTTTTTCGACCAAACGGCTCGAGCGCGACACCTGCTCCTCAGTTATTTGCATCTTGGTGCGAGGCTGAAAGTTGCGGCTCGATCTCCCGTTCCAGTTTCTTCACAATTGCATTGCCGAAGGCGAGGAAATCCCCCGCTTCCATTACGAAGGCTACTGGCCCCGTGATCAATCTTGTGCGGTAGTAATCCGCGAGCGTTGGTTCCGCATTCACGATGGCCAGCCCGTTCACCGTCACACCCATCGTTTCGGCTCTCGCTCGCGCATCGGTTACAGATGCTTGCGCCGCGCGCCGATTCGGGTTCTGTGAGCAAGTCAACGAAACAGCTAAAAAAGGACGTGGGGGACTGCATTTCAATGGGGGCCCCCGAGCACCGTGCTGCGGATCGAGTGTAAGCAGCCAAGCAGGATGACCGAGCGCGGCCCTTTTTTGCACCTTCGACTATTCTTGGAATGAACGACTTCACTCGGTCACTTCTAGAACCGGCAAAGTCACCTCGCTGAATACAGCACCGTGTTCGATCTCGACGCGGTCGGCGTCGGAACGAACCAACGTCAGAAAATGCACCTTCGTCCCCACGGGCACTGGTTCACCAAGGTTCGACGAAATCGTCAGCCGGTGATTTGCGCCGTCCGCGACAGCGGCAGTAATCGTCCGAAACCGCGGCCCACCTGGCATTTCCAGCAGGATCTTGCGGCCGACATAGGCTGTCAGCTCTGCAACAGGGGCCACGCGTATCTGCGCCGAGCCCGGGGTCATGGCCGCCTGCAGCTGCAGCTCACGCCCCCAGGTTGGCAGCCAGAAGCTCGCCTGCCGTCCGCGCACCGACCAGAGCCAGCGGCGCAGGGCCCATCTCTCCGCGGGACCTTGCGTCTTCAGCGTGATGGTCTCATCGCGCTCGAAGACATCACGCAGTGGCTCGATCACCACGGGTCCAAAGCCATTGTCGACGTATTCGACGGCGCGGCGCAGGCTTGCCGACAGCGGCGCGCGGGTCAGGCTTGGATGCGTCTGAACCGAGGAGCCGAGATAGCTGGGTATGACGGGAGGCGTCAGGTCAGGGGCGTCACGCAGCAGAAAGGTCGCGCTGACCGTGCCATCGTTCTGGCGGCGGCGGACAAACTCGACTTCTGCAGCTAGGATGCCGATGCGCAAAGGGGCCACCGTGACTCTGCCTGCGGATACCGTCATCGTCGGTGCTTGCAGGACCAAGGGTTCAGCGAGGATCAACCGGTCTGGCTGGATGGCGTTGATCTCTACCGGCGCGGCTTCGCCACCATCCATAGCGATCGCGGCAAATCCCTCTGCGCGGAAATCCGCGACACTGGTATTCAGCGCAATCTCCAGGTCGCCCTGAACAAGATCTACCATCGGCTGCTGTGCCATGTGCCACAGCGGAACCAGCCAGTCCCCCGCAAATGCCGCCCGTGCGAGTTCCGCAGCGCGCGCCATGTTCAGGGCGTCACAACGATGCCTGAAGGTTACAATCTCACGGGGCAAGGACCTCAGCGCGATGCGCTGCTCGCCCGCGCGGGCCTGCAGCACATCTGTGCGCCATTCCAGCACTTCGCTGACATTTTCTGCCGCTGGAAACGGCCAGAGCCTTGGGTCGCCAAACCAGTCAGGCATTGAGGGAACCTCGATTGCGGCGGATCACGTTCAGAATTGCGCGTTCACCCGAGGAGGTGGCGAGGTAATCGCCGACGACTGACGGGTCGAGGACGTTGATGATGCGTGTCGACATCTGTGCAGCAGGGGCCGCCGCGCCACCGTTCCCGCTCATCTCCACCCCGAGCCTGCCGCCCTTGCCGCGTCGCAGGGGCAGGATCGCCTCGGGCCCTGCCTCGCCCATCAGTCCCACACCCTTGGCGAAGGGGAACACCGTTGGCCGGTTCACGACCCCGCCCTGCGCGAAGGCTGTCAGTGCCGCACCACCGGCGAAGACGCCACCTCTGGCAAAGCCGAACAGGCTGCCGAGGATACCCCCTCCACCACTCCCGCCGCCCATGAAGGCGTTGAGCAGCATCGTCTCGATTGGCTTGAAGGCAAGTTCGATCAGCCGGGTGGCGAGGTTCTGCGCAATCCGCGAGATCGCCCCGGCAAATGTCTCCCAGCTGAACTCGCCGGATTTGAGTGCCTCCTTGATCGGGCCGGTGATGTCCTGCGCGAGGCCTTGGGCAATCTCGCGCGACTTCTCCGCAGCGGCGCCGACGGCCTCGGCGGTGGCCTCCCAGGCGGTCTTTGCGGTGTCGGCGGCCGCACTGAGTGCACCTCCCGCGGCGCGACCCGCACTGCCCGTACGGTTCGCCGCATCTCCTGCGCCATCGAGCGCAGCCTCGAGCCCGGTGGCGGAAGCCTGTGTCGCACCAAGGCCCGTCATTGCCTCGGCCGATCCCGCGGCAACTGCCGTCCGCAGGGCGGCGACAGACTGCAGTGGAGCTGAGGCGGCCGCGGCCACACCGGCCAATGTGCCCCGCAGTGCCTCTGTCTCCGCCCGCGCCGCCGACGCACCTGCGGTCAGCCCCAGATCCGGTGGCGCAATCGGGGTCTGGCCGAAGGCCGCCTCAAAGGCCGCACGGGCCTCCGTCCCAGCATTGGCCGCAGCCCCAGCAAACGGGTTCTCGATGCCGCCAAGCTCAATTGTGCCAATCAGCGGCACGCGCTTCTCGACACCCAGCACATCGAGCCCGGAATTGATCCCTTCGAGGAAGCCGTCGATCCGGCGCGCCACGCCATTCAACATCGCCTCGACACCGCCGATCAGCGCATTGGCCGCGCCATAGGCAAACTCGCCAATGGTGCCGGTCAGGGCCGACCAGAGCACCTTCACTGCCTCCAGCGCGCCCTGGAAGGTGTTCAGCGTGGCGTTGCCAAAGCCGACCACGGCTACCAGCGACGCCTGCAGCGCCTCGGCGATCGCGGCCCGGATCCCGGCCCAGCTCGCCAAGATCTCCAGACCCATCGCGATCGCGCCAAGTTGCATGCGGTTCCAGACTTCACGGGCAAGATCACCGAGCAGTGCCAATGCTGCGCCAAACCCGCCCGCGCCCTGCAACAGCCGCCCGAACTGGAACACCAACTCGCCCGCGCCCACCACCAGTGCCCCGATCCCGGTGCGGATCAACGCGCCGCGCAGAAAGATGAGTGCTGTCGCTAAGCCGTGCACCGACAGCGCTGCAGCCGCAAGACCCACGACCCAGCGCCCGGCTATCAGGGCTGCGAAGGTCACGGCATAGGTCGCAAGCCGCTCCAGCTGACCGAAGAGAGCCGTAAGTGCTCCTCCAACGGGGCCAGTACCCCGCGCCATGTCGGCCAGCGCATTCGCCACTGTCTCCAACGCCGGTGCGACCGCCGCCGTCAGCCGGTTGCTCAGCCCCAGCCAAATCAGGCCAAGCCGGGCGATGGCATCGCCGGTGCGCTCGATCTGGGCGGCATCACTCGCGCTGACCGCCACGCCAAAGTCGCGCACGTCCTGTGCCGCCTCCCGCAGGGTGGCCGCATCGATGCGCAGGAAGGCCAGGGCCGCCCGGTCGCCAAAGAGATCAGAGGCCACGGCGGCACGTTCCGCCTCGGGCACCAGAGTAGTCAAGGCGTCCTGAATCGCCAGGATGCGCTGATCCAGCGGCAGCGCCTGCAAGGCTTCCGCCGTCAGGTTCAGCCGCTCCAGCGCCCCAACCGCCGATCCCGATCCGGTGGCGGCCTCCGACAGCCGTGTGGTCAGCTTCTTGGTGGCCTGCTCGATCTCGCCCAGTGAGACGCCCGCCATCTCGCCCGCCGCCGTCAGCACCTGCAGGCTTTCGACCGTGGTCTTCAGCGAGGCCGCCATGTCGGCCTGGGCCCCGATGGTCTCGAGCCCTGAGCGCACCATCGCAACACCCGCCGCTGCTGCTGCCACCGTCATCGCGGCCAGCGCCACGCCGGCCTTGCGGGCAAAACCACTGAGCCGGTCATTGGCCCGGTCCATCTCTGCGGAGAGCCGGCCAAAGCCGCGCGCCCCGGCCTCGCCAACACCTTCAAGCTCGGCCCGAACCTGACGGCCACCGGTTGCCACCAGGCGGACCGAAACGCGCTTCTCTGCCATGGGTCAGCATCCTTGCTTTCGCCAAGCAGGCGTCTTACGTTTTGTGCATCGATCACCGAAAGGTATAATTATGGCCGAGACCGCGACGCTTTCCTCAAAATTCCAGATCTCGATTCCCAAGGCGATCCGTGCGGCGCAGCACTGGGAGGCTGGGCTGACCTTCGCGTTCATTCCGAAGGGGACCGGAGTGCTCTTGGTGCCAGTCCCGAAACGCGAAGCGCTCAAGGGGCTCGCCCGCGGGGCTTCATCTGCGGACTATCGGGATCGGGCGGATCGCACCTGATGGTTCTGGTCGACACCTCTGCCTGGATCGAGTGGCTGATCGACTCGCCCACCGGTGCCAATGTCGTGGAACACCTTCCCGACCAGCTGGACTGGCTTGTTCCGACGATGGTTCAACTGGAGCTCGCCAAATGGCTCACCCGCGAGGTGGGTGAGGAAAAGGCCGATCAGGTCATCGCCTTCACGCAGGTCTGTCAGGTGGTCTCTCTCGACACCGAGATCGCGCTGGCCGCTGCAGAGGCGTGCCGCGCGCACAAGCTGGCCAGTGCAGATGCGATCATTCTGGCAACGGCGCGCGCCAGGGGCGCCAACCTTTTGACGTGTGACAGCCACTTCGAGGGCCTTGCCGGCGTCCTCTTCATCCCGAAGATCAAGGATCGAGCGCCCCGTCACCGGCATCCATCTGCTGATTGATGTGCCGCACCATCACCGCCTCGATCACGGGCAGCAGCTCTGCGGCGGCCCGGACATCGACGCCAAGGGCAGTGGCCATTGCCAGCGCCGCGCTCATGTCCCAGCCAAGCACAACCCCCGGCACTGCGCGGATCTGCCCACCCAAACGCCCCGCCAGGTCCCAGACCTGCCAGCCCTCATGGCTCTGGGGTGCATTCAGGATCTGCGGGCAGTCCGCGCAGCTCCCTTCACAGGCCGCGCAGTAGCGCTCGCCCCCGCCGAAGATCCACTCGGCAAGGGCGCGGAGACGTTTTTTTCTGCGTCGATCTCCAGTCCGCGGGCGACGTACTCGGTCTGGAAGCGCTCGAACATCGGCCAGAGGTCGAGGAGGGCGGCAATGCCCTCGGGGCTGACTGGAAGGGGGACGCCGGCTTCATCGCCCACACCCTCCCAAGCAGTGATAGCGCGCGTCGCAATCGCCTTGGCAAAGGCCACGGCGACGGCGTCATCGGGCGACCCGGACGGCAGGGCGCGCAGCGCAGGATCGGTGCGGGCCGCAACCATCAGGGCCGTGCTGAGCGGCTCCACCAGAAGGCGCACGCCCATCGGCAGGTCAAGCCAATGGGCCTCGCGGTCGAGGGTCAGGCGCAGCATGATCAGTACTCCTCGATGCCATTGACGAGCGTGGCGGTGCACATCCGCCCCAGCGTGGTGTCGCGCGCGGCCTGCCAGTCGAAACTGGCCTGCACGCCCTGCGGCCCCGCGATCTCGATGCGCGGGCGCGGTAGATAGACTGCATGGGCGGTGAAGCTGAAGCTCTCCCCCGTCGGCAGGCCATAGGAAAAGCTCAGTGCGCAGGGCTCGCCCGCAATGGCCTGGTTGACCAGTGTCGGGTCAGCAAAGCGCACCTCGATCTTGCCGGTCAGCGCGGCGATGGAGGGATCGGCCCCCTCGATCCGCCCGTCCGAGCGGATCGTCTCCACCCGGTCGAGGGTGTTGGCATAGGTGATCTCGGCCGAGACGATGTTGCCGAGTGGGCTTCCGTTCCGGGTGATCGCCCCGTTGAAATGGCCGAAGCGCTTGAGGCCAAGGTCCGCCAGCGTGCCGGCCGCGGATGCTCCGGCGATAGCTTCACCCTGCGCGATGACACTGGCCGTCGCCGTCAGCAGCCCTGAGCGCTGCATCTGCCAGGTCAGGCTGTCGAGCACGCAGCCGGAATACATCGCAAAGCGCGGCACCTCCGGCATGGCAGTCTCGATCGACATCGAGGGCAGGGCCCAGGCACCTGAGCGGAACTCATGCGTGAACGGCCCTGCCGCAGCGCCGGTCGTCACGGGTTCCCCGAAGGCCGCCTTCAGCCAGAACCCGAAGGCAGCGTTATCGAGTGGGACAACCACATCGCCATCCGCCGTCACCGCGTCCTTGATCGGGGCCAGCGGATCGCGGCCGTAGCCCAGGAGCTCGCTGTTCAGCAGCGGCTGTTCAGAGCCCAGCGTGGTGCTGGCAAAGGGCATCCTGATGAAGCCGCTCGTCGGCGCGGTCCCGTAAGTGGTCTCGAACGCAAGCGCCATCTGCGCCCGCGCGCCTTGTGCGCGTGCCATTCTGTCGTCTCCTTTATGTGACATATCGGCAGCGATGCTGCTCTTCAGGCTTGACCCGTGCCTAAAATCCCCAAGTTCTTCGTCTCAGACCGTTCGAAAGCCACTGCCATGTTTGCAAAGCGCACAGCTGATCTTGATGGAAGCCAGGCTTCCCAAAATGCCACGGGCGTGGCGCTTGGCGAGCGCCGCCGCTCGGTTCTGCAAGACATCACCATCAGGGGGGACCTGTACGGTACTGGGATTGTCGCCTTTGACGGCAGTCTGATTGGCAACGTGACGACAGATACCCTTGTTCTGGGCCGGAACGGCAGGATCGACGGTAATGTCCGGGCACGCAACGTGACAATCGAAGGCGTTCTCGTCGGGGCAATTTCCACCGTTCATGTGGCGATCACGGCGTCTGCGCGCGTGACGGCCGACATTGTCTGTCAAAGCGTGACGGTGGAGGTCGGCAGCGAAATTGAAGGCAGTCTCCGCTGCAAGCCCAGCTCTGTGGAGAATTACCCGAGCGGGTCCTCTGTCGAGTAGTGGAGCACGACGGGAATAACGGCGGCCTTCAGGCTGGCGGCGCCCTCGATGGGCAGATCGACCGGCTCTGGCGCTTCGGCTTCGACCCAGTCGCAGAGCCCGCCCAACGTCCGGTCGGTAGCGATCGCAGTTCCGATGCTTGCGGACAGCGTGTCGAAGGCGGCGTCACGCCCCGCACCCTGCACGACCGCCTCAATCTCTGCCCGGTGCTGATAGTGATAAGCGAGCGGCGACAGCGTCACCTCAGGCTCTCCAGGCTCACCATCGCGCAGGATTATCAGTCCTGTGGCGGGCACGCGTTCGGGTAGCACATCGCCCCGCAGGGCGGTGGCGGGCAGCGTTTGCAGCAGGCCATACAAAGCTACGAGGATGGTTTCGCGCGAAGTCATCTTCAAGAAGCCTTCAAAACCATGAAGTTGGGTTCAAAAATTAGCACCCGGCCTTTCGCTCTCGAGAGCGTAACTTGGGTCAAAGGCACTGCCATTTTCAGGGTATCATTTTCATTGAGGCACTCGTCATGCTATCAGCCGGGTGGAACAAAAAGGCAGGCTGCCGGTCCACCCGACCCTCTCTTGGGTGGAGGTTTTCGAACGGCCGGCATCGCTACGCACCTTCGCGAACCGAAAAAGGGTATCGATCCATGAGCGACACGGCCGAACGCATCAGAAAAATCCTCGCCGAGAAATTCGGCGTCGACGAGGCGACCCTTTCGCCGGACGTGTCCTTCGTTACCGATCTGAACGCTGACAGTCTGGATATCGTCGAAATCTCGATGGCATTCGAAAACGAGT